GGTCGAGGCGGAATGGCTGCGCTCCGAGGACGAGTTCAACAAGCTGGTGGCGCAGGCCTCGCAGCAGCAGGCGGCGGCGCAGCAGGCCGACCAGGTCGCCCACGGCGTCGACGTCGCGACCCGCGTCGCCAATGCCGCCGAGAGCGCCGGCAACGCCGCGCAGTCGCTGCAGCAGGCCGGCATCGGATGAGCGCCGTCAAGAAGGCTCGGCCGGCGCCGGCGGCGCGCGCCTCGCTGCCCTGGGAGCACGGCTTCCTCGAGCCGCGCGAGGTGTCGCTGGTCAAGGCGATGGCCTCGCAGCACCCGGAAGCGTTCGCGATCTGCGTCGAGAAGATCTGCCGCGTCAACGCCGTCAGCTTCACCGCGGGCGGCGAGGACGGTCGCCGCGCCACCGACTTCGCCGAGGGCATGCGCTTCGCCGGCAAGGCGATGCTGAACGCGCGCGATGCGAAATTGCCGACGTCCGGCCGCGGCGCGCCGCCGTCGGACCTGCCGAATTCCCCGACGCCGGGAAAGACCTGAAATCCGCGTCGCGCGTGGGCCCCTGCGCGCGGGCAACACCGGCGTCCAGCCGGGCAATAGGGCGGCGACTGCAAGCCCCCCGCGGCGTTCGATCAATCATCATGAGGTGACGCAATGAACTTCAACCGCTTTCTCGGTGGTGTTAGCTTCCTGCCGTTGTTCGCGCCCGAGGGCGGCGCGGGATCGGGAGGCGGCGATGGCGGGGCAGGAACTGGAAGCGGCGCTGGTGGCGCTGCGGGCGGTGCGGGATCGGGCAGGAGCCCTGACGGCGGCGCTGCCGGTGCTGCGTCGGCGGGAGCTGCTGGAGCAGGTGCTGGCGGAGGAGTGGCCCCAGCTGGAGCTGCTGGCGGATCGGGCGCGGTTGGCGCTGGCGCAGCTGGTGGTGACCCTGCCGGCGCAACGCTAGCCGGCGGCGGTACTGGCGGCGCCGCAGCTGCGGCGGCCGCGGCGACCATTCAGCCGGCGTTCGGCGAGAAATGGCGCGAGGACCTTGCCGGCGACGACAAGGATGCCGCGAAGGATCTCGCCAAATACACCGATCCGAAGGCGGTCTATAAGTCGCTGCGCGACCTGCAGGCCAAGATCTCCAAGGGCGAGCTGAAGGCCGCGGCGCAGCCGCTGCCGGCCAACGCCAGCGACGAGCAGAAGGCGGCCTGGCGCCAGGCCAACGGCCTGCCGGCCTCGAAGGACGATTACGTCAAGAACCTCCAGCTGCCGAACGGCGTGGTGCTCGGCGAGGCCGACAAGCCGCTGGTCGAGAGCTTCGCGGCGAAGATGTTCGAGGAGGGCGGCACCCAGGCCGAGCTGAACCGCGCCGTCAACTGGTTCTACCAGCAGCAGGATGCGGCCGAGCGCGCGCGCAGCGACGCCGACGGCCAGTTCCGGGTGCAGAGCGAGGTCGCGCTGCGCACCGAATGGGGCAACGACTTCCAGAAGAACCTCGCCGCCTTCAGCGCCTTCAAGGCGCAGTTGCCGGGCGAGCTGCAGGCGCTGCTGTTCACCGCGCGCACCGCCGACGGCCGCGTGCTCGGCGACCATCCGGAGTTTCTCAAGATCGGCGCCGCGCTCGGACGCGAGATCAACCCGGCCGCCGCGATCGTGCCGGCCGATCCGCTCAACGCGGTGAAGTCGATGCAGACCGAGCTTGCCGATCTCGAGAAGCTGATGGGCGACCAGCGCTCCGAATACTGGCGCGGCCCGAAGGCCGATCAGATGCAGGCGCGGTACCGCGAACTGACCGACGGCATGACCAGGGTGCAGAACCGGGGCAGGGCCGCCTGATCTCTCGCCGGGCGCGTCATGCGCGCCGGCTTCCATTTCCGCGCCGCCATGCCGGACAACCCGTGAAGGGCCCGGCGCAACGGCGCACCTCACCCGCCAACCCACTAGACCCGTCGAGCTCGCACGCGGCCCGCGCTTTGGCGCGGACAACCGCGCACGTGCGCGCGAAGCGGACAATCGAACAGGAGGCACGCGAATGCTCAATCACGGAGCAATTCAGTGTCCGACGCAGCCTTTCAGGTACAATACCGGAAGGAAGCCATCATGGGGTTCGAGTTCGGCCAGTCCGACCTTCGAACCACCGTCACCACCGAGGCGCAGTACAAGGGCAACCAGGCCGTCTTCCTTGTAGCTGACTCCGGCGGTGCTTCGGCTTCCAACCGCGGCATCAACGGGCTGATCCCCGCCCGCACCGACGACCTCAACCAGGACACCATCACCCTGGTCGAGTGGCACGACCTGGTCCGCCGCACCTCCTTCAACCTGTTCGCTTCGCAGGGCGACGGCCGGCGCATCATGCAGATGACCAGCCGCAAGGTGCTCAACCGCAAGACCGACCTCGACATCATCTCCGCGTTGCAGACGGGCACGAACTATATCGGCACGTCCGCGGCCACGATGACGCTGGCGATGGCCGTTCGCGCGCTCACCGTTCTCGGCCTCAACCAGGTTCCGGTCGAGGAAGAGGACAACATGTTCGCGCTCGCCACTCCGGCGGCGATGGGCTACCTGCTCCAGGTCAAGGAGTTCAACGCGGCGCCTTACGTCGAGGTCAAGCCGCTGAACGGTCCCGCGCGCCGCTTCCGCCGCTGGGCCGGTTTCAACTGGATCTTCCACCCGCTGTTGCCGGGTGTCGGGACCAGCGCCGAAACGCTGTTCTTCTATCATCGCGAGGCCGTCGGCCACGCGGTGAATACCGGCGAAATGCAAGCCCTCGCCGGCTATCACGAAGAGCAGGACTACTCCTGGGCGCGCGCCACCGCATTCATGGGTTCGACCCTCTTGCAGAACCGCGGCGTCGTCGCGGCTCGGCACGACGGCTCGGCCTATGTCGCGACGAACTGAGGAGAATAGGCATGTCCTACAATCCTGGTTATGTCGACGGCAAGCTGGTCGCCAACAACGCGGCCTACGCTCCCGGCGTCGGGCTCCAGAAGCTCTTCGACAATATCGGCGGCGGCGTCTCGTGGTGGGCCTATATCTGGAGCGACTCGCTCGCTGCCGTGCAGGCTCCCGGCTACATCTCGGACGCGAGCAGCAAGCGGCTGAAGCTCGGCGACATCGTCGACGTGTTCTCCGGCACGCTGCTCAACGAGGCGGCCACGCCGTCGGTGGGCAACACGCTGGGCGCGGTCACTTTCCCCGCCACGATCGGCGTGCAAGGCATGTTCGCGAGCGCGCCGCAATACATGCGGATGATGGTGACGGCGATCACGGCCGGCGCCGCGACGCTCTCGCCGGCGGAAGAGACTGCACCCAACATGCAGGCCAACTTCCGCAACCTGATCGACGGCGGCGATTTCACGGTCAACCCGTGGCAGCGCGGCACGTCGTTCTCGGCGATCGCGAACACGCTCACCTATACGGCGGACCGCTGGTTCGCCGTCGGCGGCGCGTCGTCCTCGATCTCGGTCAGCCAGCAGGCCCAGACCGACGTCGCGGGCTTCTCCAACTCCCTGCGCTTCGGGCGTGGCGGCGGCACCAACACCGCGACCATCAACCTCGGCCAGGCGCTGGAGAGCGCCGACGTCATCCGCATGCAGGGCCAGACCTGCACCTTGAGCTTCTGGGCGAAGGCGGGGGCTCAGTTCTCCGCGCTCAACTCGGCGCTCAACGTGCTGGTGGCGAGCGGCACCGGCACCAATGAAGGCGCGGCGGGTCTCGCTGCGGCTTCCTGGACCGGCTACTCCTCGCTGGTCCTGACGCCCAGCCAGGGCTCGGCCGCGGCCGCGGCCAACGTCGCCCAGCCGCTGACGACCTCCGCGGTCCGCTACCAGTTCACGTTCACGGTTCCGGCGACGGCGACCGAGCTCGGCGTGCTGTTCAACTACGCCCCGACGGGCACGAACAACACCACCGACACGGTCGACTTCTACGGCGTGCAGCTTGAGATCGGCGGTGGCGCCTCGGTGTTCGAGCACCGCGATGTCGCGGTCGAGCTCGAGATCTGCCAGCGCTACTTCTTCCAGACCAACGAGCCGACTGCCGGCGTCCTGGTCGGCGCGGGCATGAACCCGACCTCGTCCACGCAGATCTTCTACATCGCCACCCCGGTGACGATGTTCAAGGCGCCGACGGTCACCGTCACGGCTGGTACCTTCAAGACCAACCAGGTCGGCACGGTGACCGCGACCACGATCACGGCCGGCACCACCCACACCGTCAACGCCATCAGCATCAACGGCAACTCGGCGGGTACCGCCGGGCAGGCCACGGTGCTGATCGGCGGCGGCGGCTCCGGCAAGATCGCGGTCTCCGCGGATCTCTGAACGGCCGAAGCCGGCCGACAAGCCATCGCGGGCGGGGCTTCGGCCCCGCCCGTTTCGTTTCCACCACCGAGAGGATTCCGCAATGGCCGAACCGAACGACAGCGAGAAGCAGAAGGCCGGCGCCAAGCCGCCGAAGAACGAGGAGGCCGAGGCCGCGAAACTCGCGCCGGCGGTACCGCTCGGCGAGACTCGCTGGGACCTCAAGGAGCAGCGCAATCCCGGCTACTGGATCTGCGTTCCCGTCGGCACCACAGTCGAGCAACTGTTCGAGCCGCAGTTCTGGGCCAACGTCGCCCGCCATCTCAGGCCGAGCTCGACGATCGAGGTTCACTGGGACGACGCCAGCCAGTTCGCCGAGCTCTACGTGCTCGACGCCGGCCGCAACTGGGCCAGCGTCGATGTGCTGCGGCACAAGAAGGAGCTGAAGCGGCCCGAGCTGAAGCATCTGGCCGACGAATACGACGTCGGCTTCAACGGCCCCGTCGAGAGGTTCCGGATCGTGCGGCGCTCCGATCGCGCCGTGATCAAGTCCGGCTTCGCCACCGAGGGCGAGGCGCGGCAGTTCCTCGCCGAATACAAGCGCAAGATGGCGGCCTGACATGGACATCTCCAGGAAGGCGCTGGGCCAGCTGACGCCGGCGCAGGATGCGGTCGCGGCCCTGCTCGCGAAGTTTCTCGCCGCCGCCAAGCGCGGCGAGCTCGACGCGGTGGTGATCGCCGCGGCCAGCTGCGATGGCGCCATGCAGATCGATTTCAAGGGCGCCGGCGGTCTCGAATGCGCGCTCAACATGGGGCTCGACGTGCTGAAGGGAAACGTCAAGGGCTCCTTCCTGCATGCGCAGGCGCCCGAGCCGCAGATCCTGCGGCCCGAGGGCGGCATCATCAAGCTCAGCTGACATGCCGCTCAAGTCCGGCTCGAGCGAGAAGGTGAAGTCCACCAACATCCGCGAGCTGCTGCATTCCTTCAAGCAGTCGGGGCGGATCGGCAACTCGAAGCCGGCCTCGATGTCGGCCGCCGTCAAGCAGGCGGCCGCCATCGCCTACCGCAAGGCGCGCGGCACCATCGCGGGGAAATCATGACCGACAAGCTCACCGTCTACAACGAGACGCTCGGTCACCTCGACGAGCGCGCGCTCGCCTCGCTGTCGGAGAACCGCGAGCCGCGGCGCGCGCTGGACGCGTTCTGGGCCGGGGCGGTCAATTACTGCCTCGAGCGCAAGTTCTGGAACTTCGGCTACCGCACCGTGTCGATCGACGCCTCGACCACGCTGACCCCGCTGTTCGGTTATCTCTACGCCTTCAAGATCCCGAACGACTGGATCCGCACCCGCAAGCTGTCGGCGGTGCAGACGCTCGATCCGCCGCTGATCGATGTGGCCGAGGAGACCGGCTATTGGTACTCCAACATCACGCCGATCTTCGTCCAGTACAATTCCAACGATCCGCTTTACGGCATGAACCTCGGCGCCTGGCCGCAGAGCTTCGCCGACTATGTCGCGCTATGGCTGGCGGTGAAGGCCTGCAAGCGCGTCACCGGCTCGGTCGAGGCGCTCAACGGCCCCGACGGGCTGCTGAAGCGGCAGGAGAAGGCCTACAAGATCGCGGCCGCGAACTGCGCCATGAACGAGGCGATCGGCTTCGCGCCCCAATCGTCCTGGGTGCGCGCCCGCCGCGGCTTCATGCCGATGATGCCCGGGCCCGGCGGCGACGAGCCGACCGGCGGATCGCTGATTCCCTGATGCGCGCCGTGCTGAGTTTCCAGGGCTATTTGAGCCCTTCCCGCATGAACGCCGTCTGGGTCGAGCCGAGGCCGCTGGAGCCGGCCGAATATGCGCGCCTCGACATGGCTGCGTTCGACCGCCTCGGACCGCTGGCGCGGCAGGCGATCAGCGCCTCGCGCTTCGGTCCCTCCGCGCATGACATCGAGCGCCGCTGGGGCGGCCGCTTCGCCGACGACGAGGCGGTCGCGCGCCGCGTGCGGGCCGAGGACGACAAGATCTCCGGCCGTTTCGGTCCGGCCTTCCCGAACGGGATCTGATGGCCAAGGCCG